ACTGCCCCTCCAAAATTGCCACCGATCCAATTTTAATGTCGGACAATGTTGTTGTGTTTCGTCGTGCATCACTTACGGCCAGCCCATTTTGTCCCGTGGCCGTCAGCGTCAAGAGCCCGCGGGTTGGTGCCGTTGCCGCCGATGCCACAGCCCAGGGCACCGTGGCCCATGCGTTTGCGCCGTACATTACAGCACCACCCATGCAAGAGTTGACTCATCCCAGCGGTATCTTTTGCCATCATTGGGATATGCAACTGGTGGAATCCATCGGCAAGACGCTTCATCAAGTAACCAACTTGGGAATGGTTTTGGCGGAACAAATGCGTCCCGAATTGGGTCATAGGCAAACCCTGCACCCGCATAGTTTTTGCGGATCCGTCCGTTGTAACTGGTCTGTTTCCAGTTGGTGTAGCCGCCGCTCCACACGGTCAAAAACTCAACGCCCTTGGTTTCGTTTTCAACACTATCAACAAGCAATTCGTTGTTGTGGACGGCCAGCACTTCCAGCACTGTGTTTGTGTGATCAAGTTTTGCAAAATGCGCCATGTGTCCTCCTTTTTAAAATGTAATTGTGCCGCTGCCGGTCCAATTATAAACTCGGTAGCCACCTGCAACCGTGACGGTTGGCGATCCGGTTGTGGACGCTGCTGCATCATAGGTGTCTGGGTAGCGGATAATTACGATGCCGGAGCCACCAGCGCCGCCCACCCTCACACCAGTGTGAGTCGTACCACCACCACCACCACCAGTATTTGCCGCACCTGCCGTACCGTTAACACCGCCACCACCGGCTCCACCGCCACCGCTACCACCGGCATAACCTGTCGCTGGGTATGTAGCACCACCACCACCACCACCACAAAAAACGCTTGTCCCAGAAATAGTAGTGGCCACACCTACCCCACCTGCTCCACCGGCCACACCAACTGCGCCTGCACCACCACCAGAGGCGCTAGAATTAGTAACCCCAGTTCCTGGACCACCAGCAAAGCCTTGATTTGCCGTACCAGCGCCACCCGCAGGGCCAGTCCAACCAGAACCACCACCGCTACCACCGCTACCACCACCGCTACCTTGTTGTGCGCCAAAGCCGCCGCCCTTTGAAGTAATAGTGCTGAAAACAGAATCACTACCGGTTATGCCGTTATTGTCATTAGATGGCCCAGCAGCCCCACCTGCACCTATAGTTACCGTGTAGGGAGATCCGGCTGTTACGGACAAAACAGATTCTAAAATACCTCCGCCGCCAGTCGCTGTAACTGTAGACCGCAAGCCACCCGCACCACCACCACCGGCAACTCCACCGTTATTACTACCACCACCACCGCCACCAGCGACCACAAGATATTCGACGGAAGGTGTCGGATTGGTAAAAGATCTCAGATTTTGAAACAATGCTTGCTGTGCGCCACTCATGTTAAGCCACTCCCTGAAATCAGCCAAGTCGTGCTGGTCATTTTTATCGCTGTTGCCGATCCGTATTGAGCCAGACTTCTTGAGCCTGTGGTGCCAGCAGAGCTTAGGTACATCGTATCGGTTGTAATTGCAATCGTGACAACCTGACTGGTCATGTTGATGAATGTGATTGCTGTGCCGTTCGCATATGCCACCGATGCGTTAGACGGTATGGTAAATGTTCTTGCGTTTGCGTCAGTCGATGGATGGAATATCACCTTGCCCGAATCCGCAAGAACCGCCGTATAGGCGGCGCTGTTGGAATTTATCGGGATGTTGCGAAATCCTACCGCATCAGTACCGTCAACCGTGCAGGATGACAGGGTGCCGCTTGCTGGTGTGCCGAGTGCAGGCGTGCCGGTAAATGATGGAGCTGATGCCCCACCAGATGCGAGCAAATGCCCAGATGTTCCGGCCGCTGTGAACGCTAGTTCTGTGGCGTTCCCATAGCCCACACCTCCCGCCGTTGGAGTATTGTTTCCGTTAATTATTACTGCCATCTTATTGCTCCTTAAATTAGAGGACTGCCCATCGTTGATTTGATCCCACCGTGACCGTAACGCTAGTGTTAATTGTGATGTAGCCCACGCTTATGCCGTTGCTGCCAGCCGTGATTGTTCGATTTGCGGATATTGTATTTTCGTTTTCGAGGATTGGCCCACTTGCCGCCGCGCCTAGATTGGTCCGTGCCGTTGCCGCCGTAGTCGCACCCGTTCCACCATGGGCAATGTCGGTAACACGCTCGGCAACCGGCCCCATGAAAACATCTTTTGTCCCTGATGTAAAACTTACGGCGTTGCCGGAATTGCTGGATGATAACACCGTGGTCCTTGTCAGCACCGATGCCGAGGAGTAGGTGCCCGTGCCTGTTTCCCAGTCAGCACCGGTTAAAGAAACGATGACATAGTAACAAGTGTCAGATACCGCCATTACCGCAGAAAACGCCTGAAAACCCACGGCCGCACCCGCCAAGGTTATCGCCCCGGTGCCGTTGGTTACTGTGGTTTCCTTGACTCGGTCCTTTTGAATGTATGCCATGGCCTATGCCTTTCTATTTTTTTTGTCTATCGCCGTCTTTCGGCTGTGGCAACTTTGGCAAAGGCTCTGAAGATTTGCCGGGTCCAACCTTGCGCCATCGTCATTGATCGGCACGATGTGATCCACCTGGTCGGCTGACCGATTGCACACGGCACAAAAAGGATCGCCCGCCAATTTGTACAACCGCAACTTTTGCCAAGTCCCATCATAGCCACGCTCCGCCGTGGTCATCGCCCTAGGCTTCTCATGTCGCCTGGGCGGTAATGCGTTTCGATGGACGGCGCGTTTGGCAACCATGGTTAAATTCCCACAATCCAAATGCAATAAATGACCGATGCCGCGCCGGGATTGTAAACGCGGAACTGGTCCGCGGTCGCAGCGGTCACCAACCATCCTGCGCTGTTGGGATTGTTTAGAACCACCGAATACGGCACACTCAAGGTGCCAGCCGCCGAGAATGGCCCGATGAACGGGTTGGATGTCGCCGCGCCAATTGTAACCGATTTGGTCCCGTCCGGCGCAACGATGGCCACCGCAATGGACTTGATGCCCGTGAAGGCCAAGGTGTTGCCAAACGGGTCGAGCAATGAGCCGGACAGGTCAAGGTTTTCGGCAGTCGTCGCTCCCAATGTTCGGTAGCTCCGATACCATTTGTCCGCTTGCGCCGCTCCCGTCCCATCGGTCAGGGTTAGTGTAAGCGTTGGGAACGAACTGGACCCCGATGCCACCACATCGGTGGTGACGGCAAGCGTGGAATCTTGCGTAAGGGTCGCCGTGATCGAGCTTGCAATCGTTGCTGATAGTGCCATAATAAGATACTCCTTTGGTTAGAAACTGACTCCGTAAAAAGTAACATCTAGTACGCCGCCACTTGGCAGGCCGGTCCGTAGCTGCATCCTCAATGATGCCGCATTGGGCAACACTAAGGAATTGCCAAAACTGAACAACGCTTGCTGAAGGTCCGCACCGCCAGGGCACACGGCCGAAGCAAACGCTCGTGAGGTTGTGCCGTCGTAGAGCTTGAGCAGCAGGATTGTGCCAGGAGCAACGGCCGGTTCTGATCCAGAGACAACCCGTACTTCGGTAATCCTTGTGCCGTTTACCCCAGCAGAAACTAGGCTGCTCGTTTCGGTCGTGCCGGTTGCCGATGTGAGTTGAGCACACGCAACAAACGGCACTTGGGCTTCGGCTGGTGTTCCTGAATTTGCCATGGCTTATCCTCCTAGTGGTGCGCCAAGGGGTGCACCAAGTGTGCCGCTGGCCAAAACATCAGGTGCTTTTCCAACAATCCAAAGCGTATCAGCGCGCTTGTCATAGCTAAAATAACTTGGTTCTTCAAGCGCCCACATACAAGTACATTTTGCTGTTGCTGTATATTTCCCATCGTAAACCAAAATAGGAGCAGGGTCGATTACTCTTAGTGTGGGATAGAGAAGAGCTACTGGATATTGTTGAGTTGTGCCTGGACGATAAATGTCAATTGGGTCTTCGATCAACTGCGGAACATGATACCAATCATAAACCGGCAAAATTTCTGTGCTGGTCCAATTTACATTTGTTCCATTTAATCGAAGGAAAAGCCTTGGGGAAACGATGAACGAGGAAGTTATTGAAGACAAGAATCCTCCTGTCATCTCAATAAGGCCAGTGCCAACAAATGCCGATGTGATACGGTAGTATTTTTTTTCGCGAATATACTTGCTTTGCCCTTCGGACATCCTAACGCTGTAGGGTCGATAATGCACATCTGCTGCACTGGGAGGTGGCACAATTGCCAAATAGAGCGATCTGGTTGTTGGCGTTGTTACGCCCGCATAGGTAATAGATTGGGTAAGAGTTCCCGCAAGTCGAACCGTGTAAACTGTTGCAGCCTGAAGTTTTGCCCCACCCAATCCCTGCATCCAGATAGCAATTCCCGTGCTCTGATTCCCGGCGTATATTTCGCCCCGCAACGCCACCGAACCGCCCGCATAATTGCTTGGTACACTTTCGCCCAGGGGAGCTATTGCCGTAACCGTCTGGGCCAACATCGTTCGCCCATATGCTTCATTATCTACGCCATCATCGCCATCACCCGGCAACAACCCTTGTTGTTTTTCCGCCCAGCGGGTTGCGTCCCGAACCCGTAGCGCCAAGGAGTATTCCAGTCCCGTGTTCATGACCAGAGCACCGCCATGTTAAAGGACTCGTCAGGCTGAAATGTTTTGTAGTAGATGTATTGTCCGATGTCTCCAGGCAAGGTATACACACCCTGCTCGTTAAGGAACACTGGTTCCGCCATTGGTTGCCCGGTGCCCGTGCTGGGTGCCTCTTGGCCCAATGCGGTTTCGCCATCTGTGATAACATGAACGCTTGGATTCAGATTTGTTTTTCCTCGACGCCCAATGGACGCGATAGGAACTTCCCAACCGTAGTATCTGCCAGTGGGTCCGTATACCTTGTGCGGTCCTTGTTCCAAAGTCATGCTTAGACGCCAGTAGGAAACGCCCGACTCATAGACAGGCTCCGCCGATAGCGTGGCAAACCGCAAACCATATTTGGGATAAGCCAAACCTACGGGCTGATTGCCAACTGGTATTAACAGATCAGCGTTGTTAATGTATCCCAAAAAGGCAAATAGGTTGCCAGGACACAAGGCAACATTTCGGCTGATGTGTATTTTTACGCCTGGCACTGATCGCTGTGGAGCAGGAAGGATTGGATCGCCCGCCGTGTTTAGATACGGTTTGCCGGTTGCGTCTTGCCGCAAGGAAACTTGTTGGGTTTGCCCGTCAATCTTGATGTCGATCTTGCGCAGCAAAGGGTTTTCAATGCGCTCGTTGGGTGCCGCTCCCTGTTGTTGGCCAGCCGTCGCACCACCAGCACTTCCGCCCCCGCCAGATGTGCCCTCACCACCCGAATCAAAATTGTTTGTATAGGTTGCAGAAACTGAATAATGGCAATGCGGCGCGGCGGAATTAACATCCTCGGTAACGCTAATAGTGGAGCAATAAAGAGTGGTTAGGTCAGGGTGTACCGAGTTGATAACAATACCAAGGCCGCCACTTACAACCGGCAACGAAAACAAAGCCGACGCTGCCACGGCCGAAACTTGCGTTGTTGATGTCATATCCCAGTTGCGGGTGACATTGCGAATAAGGCGAGCATCTACGCTGTCGGTCGAATCAGGCCGCTCGTAAAAAGTGACAGCCATTACGCGCCTCCCAAAATGGCAAGGTCAGGTCGGCCCGTTATCGCTTGCCGAATTTGCCCCAACAGTTTTTCTTGGTTTCTCTGAATTGTGGTTTGTAGTTTTATTTCGGTTTCGATTCTTTGCTGGATGTCACCTTGTTGACCCTGCAAAGTCGCTTTTACCAAAGCCTCATCCAGATTTGCCGTGCCCGCCTGCATTGCGGGAGCAATCTGTGCGGCAATCATTGCGCCGATGTTGCCAAGGTTTCCACCAATTTTGCCCATGATCACATCGGCCTGCCTAAAAATCAATTCGGCCGCAACCGCCGGAGGAATAAACCCAGCGGCGTTAATAGCGTCTTTGGCTTTCTGGAATAGTCCGGCAATGTTTGGACCTTGACCTAATGCCATTGGTGCGCCAGCTTGAGGCATGGCAAGGCCACCACCACCGCCTTTGTTGAACAAGGCGATGTTTGCCCGCCTATCTGCTATGACATTGTCTAATATAGCAAACGCATCTTTAGTATTGATGCCAACCGCAGCTTTGCCCAATCCCAAAAAGAAAGCAGATCCAGCAGCAAAAGCATCCTGAAGGGTACCCTGAAGCTCTCTTGGATCTTTTTTGGTATTTGGATTAAGTGCTTTTAGCGCTACAATAACACCACTAAAAACATCGTTTAATAGTTTTATATTTATCCCAAAACTATCAAGAGCAGACACAACATTGTCATAAACTTTTTTGCTTTCAATTGCGACAAATTCAAAAACATTAACCACCATTAGCGCCCCAGCCTTAAATTGTTTTGTCAGGGCTTCGGGGTCTTTTACAATTGGTTCAAGGTTGCCAAAGAACGCTGTCAGCAATGCGGATATTCCGCTTATTGCACCGCGAGCATATTCCAGTTTTCCTTTCAAATCAAATGTGTTGTTAAGCGCAACCGCAACATCGGCAAGCATAACATTAAATTGATCGGCAAACCGCGCAATGCCTGCGGTGAATGTGTTTGATGTTGCCGTGTCAATTGGGCCCGTGACCTTCGCCGCCATCTGCTCGCGGTCCATCAACGCCCGAATGGGTGCGCCAAAAACTTTGCTCACTTTTGCGCCAAGCTCGAACACTTGATTGGCCGCCGCCAAGCCCATCATCGGTGCCCGTATCGCGCCAAGTAGTCCACCGCCCGCACCCGCTATGCCACCGAAGAGGCCACCGCCTGGCGCAGCACCAGCCGCCCTTGGTGCCGCCGAGGGTGTTGGTAATTTCGGCGCACCCTTTGCCGCTGCGGATATATTTTTTGCTGCGGCCGCGCCCGCTTGTTTCGCTTTGTCCAACCCGGCGGTAAATGGCCCAGCGTCCAGCCCAAGGACTACTACGGGGTTTGCGATAGATTGCTTAGCCATTCAGCACCCCCTTTGCCTTGGCAGCAAACGCCGCCGCCATCGCCTCAAATCCGCCTGCCGTTTTGTTCTCACCCCATCGCGGGATAAGGTCGTTGACCTTGATCTTCGTGCGGGTCCAAGGTGCCAACATTGCGCCCTGGAGCATAGCATTCAAGCAATCCGCCCTAGCACCGCCCCAAGGCTCGATGCCCAAGAGCATGGCCCACTCTGTAAACTCGGCGGGATCCATGGTTGCCTCTAGTTCCGCCACGGTTCGCCCAAGGTGTCCGGCCAAAGCAAACGCTAGTCTGCGCTCTGGCCGGTCTCGGAGTTTTTTTCCAGTTCCGCCTGTGCCGATGCGGCAAGGCCGTTGTACTCGCTGGCAATTTTGGCAAGCGCTCCGGCCGCGTTGAACGGCAAGTCGTCCACCTCGGCGGCGGTAACGGGAACGCCTGACTCGTCGCACAAGGCCAAGGCCAAGATCGCCGCGAACCCATCAAGGCCATCGAGGCCGATCAAAGTTTTGGCTTCGGTCAGCGAGATCTTTTTGATCCAGACTGGCCCAACCATGCCGGGCACCCGCTCAGGTTTGCCCGGCTCATTTTCAACCTTTTCAATCCGTAGGAACTTCATTAGGTTACCGCCAATCCAACTACCATGAAGGTAAATTCATAGGTTAGCGGGTCGCTGTTGTCGGAAATGCTGGGCAGGGTCAGCTTGGTAAAGTAGCCATCAAAGACAACGGTCGTGATGTTTGGCGTGGTTGCCAAACTGCCCGATGTAATCAGCGTCAAAATGGTTTGAGCGCGAGTGCCCAGCACAGTTTGGATGCCGGTAAATTCGCCCTCGATGTAGTTGGCGGTAACGGTAATATCGCCAAATGTTTTGCGGCCTGGCACCCGTAGCTCGGTGGTTGCGGTTACTGATTGGATGGCAACAGATGCCAAGGTTTGATCCAACCCGCTTATGCTGGTTGGATGCGAAATCGTAACAGGTGTTGACCCATAGGTCAGGGTCGTACCTTGAGGAATCGTGATTGCGGGAATCGTGGTCGGCATTGTAAAATCTCCTTAGTAGTGTTAAACAGAATCTGAAACTCCGGTAATTGTCCCTTCAAGCTCGCGGTATGGTTCATCGTCGCCATCACCGAGATCCTCAATGGATGCGTTTACTCCGGCATATCGGAGCGCGCAAACAGTAACGCCCGCCCTGGTCACGCGCCCAGCGTTGGTGGAAATCACACCATCGAGCGCCTTGTCAATCGCTCGCAATTGTGCAGCGGTTTCGGCAACGACCTTTATTTCCATGGTGGCGAACCTGATGGCGCTTTGGCCTGTGATCGAGGTGAACGGCTCGGAGGCAACCGAGTACGCCATCGCCGGGAATGTGGCTTCCTGCGGGATAGAATCAGGGTGTATGCCGCCCGGCAATTGCAGGTTCAAATCAGCATCGCCCAGGAGCAAAGCCCGCACAGCAACGCCAAAGGAAAAGCTCATGAGGTCGCCGCCTTTGCCGCTTTTCGTGCAGCTTTGCCCGCAACCGATTTAATGAGTTTTTCCATTTCTATTTTCAATTTGTCAACGGTCGCAGCCGCCACTGCCCCCGTGCTGGATCTGTTGGCCTTGTCGATAAAGTTGGTGCCTTTAACTAAGGTGCGCCCACCAGCAGCAGACTTTGCCAATCGTCCGGCAAACCCTTTAACCGCCGCCGTAATTAGCCCGGCTTTCTTAAAAAACTTTTTGCGTCTTTTTTGGCTCACATCGTACCAAGATCCAAGGATCCGATTCACGCCATTTGCCAGCAAGTTGCCCAAAGGCGCAAGCGCGCCAGCACCGCGGGAAACGCCACGGGTAACGGCTGAAGCAAGTTTGAACCCAGCAACATTAAGCACCCGTCGAGCGCTTGCAATTTTGCGGCCCGTCTTGGATGTCTTGCTTTTCTTGCGACCTATTTGTCCGGCTTTCCGTGCCTTTGCCATAAAGCCGTACTCGACAAGGTGCGCATATTTTGATGGCCATTTTTTGATTGTTTTTCTGCCGCGAGTAACAGGCTCCTTTACCTTCCTCGACGGCCCGACCATGGCATACGGAGCGCCCTTTTTGGTTGCGCCATGCTTGACGACAAATGACTTTTTGAGAAGTCCCGTCCGTGCCTCAAACCATTTGCGTTTTTTTGTTTTGCGTTTTTTCTTTGGCACGCCACGTTTGGCAGCGGCAAGCATGGGACGAAGTCCTCCACCAAGCGCCCGCCCTAGAGCCGCCACCGCCGCACGTGCCTTGACAATGCTCAGCATTTTCCTGCCAGCTTCTTCGATCTCTTTGCCCATGTTGGCCGTGTTCATTTGCACCCGTGGCCGTACTATGTCCCACATCATGACGGCACCCCCGCCGCCATCGAAAGCGCTTCCTGTGCCACAAGAACCGTGCCGATTCGGGTGCCGTCTGGATCGCGGGGAGGCGTGGAAATGTTTAGGATGCGCTCCTCCCATTTGATCCGATGGTTGCTTTGAATGTCGGACCTGTAACGGATCAAAATGGAATGCACCGCGCTGGCGTTTAGTTGCATCCCGTCAATAGACTCGCTTGCGCCGGACTCGTTGATCTGCGCCCACACGGTGGCGTAGGTGGTCCAACTTCGCACAGGTTGCCCGAACTCGTCTTGGTAATCGGTTGGTGCCTGTAGCTCGATGCGATGGCGGAGGTCTCCTATTTTCACGAGTAGGCCCCCCAGATAAACTTGTTGGCGATGGCTTCGAAAGCGAATGGAACCGTGCCGCCACCAGTTGGGCCAACCGCTTGGCGATTCTCGAACCAGTGACCCACTAGGAGCAGGACGGCCGCGTTGATGCTTGCCGGGATGGTGGTAGTTCCTGCGGTGTAGGTCACCGTAACCGCGCCGGGATAGCCGTCTGGCGATGGTGTAGTGATGCCATCCTTAAAATAGATCTGTGGTGCGGTTTCG